GTGGCGTAGGTAAAAGTACCTTTATGTTATACTCTTTTATATATAAGCCTTTAAAGGAATATATAAAGGGTATATCTACATTCAGAGATCCATATTTTATTATGTTCAACTTGGAGATGACTCAAGAACAAATTTATGCTAAACTGGTTTCTATGTATGTATTTGAAAAATATGGTGTTTCAATAACGTATAAAGAGTTATTTTCCAGAGGACATGATTGTAGATTATCTGATGAACACTTTGAATTAGTTAAGTCTTGTACTCCATTCTTAAAGCTATTAGATGAAAGAATTATATTTCATGGTGGTACTTTAAATGCTGAAAAATATAAAAAGACAGTATTAGAAGACTTAAAAAGATTTGGTACTTTTACTCCTAAATATTATATACCTAATAATGAAAATCAAATAATTTCTGTTATTATCGATCATATGTCTCTTGTAAGAGCTAGTGCAGGTAAAAGTAAGAAAGAGGAAATGGATTTATTATCTTCATATTCTGTTTCTTTAAGAAATAAATATAATATAAGTCCAATTCATATTATGCAGTTTAATAGAAATGCAAACAATTCTGAAAGATTGAGGCAAGGGCAGCAAGAGCCTGATGCTTCTGATTTTAAGGATTCTGCTGCTATGTATGAAGATTCTCAAGTAGTATTAGCACTACATTCCCCTCTTAAATTTAAATTAGCTAGTTATAAAGGATATAATATGAAAGAAATAGGACATAATTATCTAGCTTGTATCCTTCTAAAGTCAAGATTTGGTACTTCTGATATAATAGACCATATTGGATTTTACGGAGAATGTGGCTGGTTTAAGGAGCTTCCTAAACCTGAAGAAATTATGGACTATGAAACTTATAAAAATCCTAATTGGACATTAAAACAAGATACTATCAAAACAACAGATACTCCTAAAGTAACTTTTAAACTATAAATTAATGGATTTACCTTTAAAGAAACTGCCAAAAGTAACTCAAGATCCTAAAAATTTAATACTATATGGAGTTCCTAAGATTGGAAAGACCTCTTTGTTAGCCACTTTGGAAGATAATCTTATTGTGGATTTAGAAGAGGGTTCTGATTATGTAGAAGCTATGAAAGTAAAAATTACCACAATCAAGGAACTTAATGAATTATGCAAAGCTATTAAGGAAGCATCATATCCTTATAAGTTTATAACGATTGATACAGTTACCGCATTAGAGGAATTTGCCAAACCTCTTGCTCTTAAAATGTATAAGGAATCTCCTCTTGGATCAAACTTTAATGATAATGATGTACTTCATGCTCCTCACGGTGCAGGTTATGGTTTCTTAAGAGAAGCTATGCAGAAAATTATTGAAAAACTTGCTATGTGTGCTCCTAATATTATATTAGTAGGGCATGTTAAAGATAAGGCTATTGTTACTATGGGAGAAACCCAAGATAGTAATATTAAGGAATTAGATTTAACAGGTAAAACTGGCAGGATATTAGCAGCTAAAAGTGATGCAATTGGTTTCGTTTATAGAGACGAAAATAGTAATTTATGTATAAATTTTGAAACGAATGGTGACGCTACAGCAGGAGCCAGACCCGAGCATTTAGCTAATAAGAAAATTATAGTGGCTGAGCTTCAATCAGATGGATCATTTGTTTCACATTGGGAAAGAATTTACCCATCATTGAAGAAATGAAAATTAAAATAACAACTCTTGCAGAAGTAGGTAAAGATAATACTTTTAAAGTATTATCTACTACTTCTGAAATATTAGAAGAAATTGAAACCAGTACTAAACCTTTATTAATATTACGAGATAATAAATATGAGTTAAATAGTGCTGCTATAGAACTATTAAATGCCACCTATGGAGATAGACTAAATATTGAATATTCTCAAATAGATGGCTTTATGTATCCTGTAATATGTAAATCAGTGGATGCTGGTAATAAGCTTACTAAAAGTAAAACAGTAAGTTATAGGGGTACAGCTAATGAGGTATTATCTAAATATGGTACTGAATTTACTATTGAATATTATGATGGTACTTTCTTTAAATTAGTCAGTAAAGATGCTGAACCTATAATAATGGAAGATGAGAATATAGAACTTCCAAATGCTGACGAAGAAATAGATATAG